GTAATTGAACAAGCAACGGCGCTGGATTTATTCACAGCGCCAGAAAAAGTAAATCAGATGCTAGCTCACATTAAAACGCTGGCAGAAGAAGAGCAAAAAGAACTCGACGGTGATTTGTCTGTAGCTAAAAACCGCAAGGCATTCGCGTCACTGGCATACAAAGTTACTCAAACAAAAACAGCCATTGATAAGGCTGGCAAGTTGGTTGTTGATGACCTGAAAGAGTTACCAAAGAAAGTAGATGCAGCACGTAAATTGTTCCGCGATGAACTTGACTCACTGAGTGATGGGATTCGCAAGCCACTAACAGAGTGGGAAGAACAAGAAAAGGCTCGAGAAGAAGCTGAGGCGCTTAAAAAGCAAATCGAGGCTGACCACGAAGAAGCCTTGCAGATGAATGAATTATTTGATTTACGCAAAGCCGAAGCGGAACGCCAGCGTATTGCACGCGAAGAAGAAATGAAACGGCAAGCTGCGGAACAGGCAAGATTAGAAGCCGAACGCAAAGCGCAGCAAGAAATTGAAGCAGCAGCACAGCGTGAGCGTGAAGCAAAAGAAGCCGCCGAACGCGCAGAGCGTGAAAAGCAGGAAGCTATTCAACGTGCAGAACAAGCAGCAAAAGAAGCCAAGGAAAAGGCTGAACGTGACGCTAAGGAAGCTCAGGGACGAGCTGAGCGCGAGAAACAAGCAGCTATCGAGGCTGAGCGCAAGAAAGCTCTTGAAGTTGAACAAGCGCGATTAGCAGAAGAAGAACGCAAGCGCAAGGAAGATGCGAAGCGTCAAGAAGATAAAGAACATCGCCGCAAGTACAACCAAGAAACATTGCAAGCATTAGTCAGTAACGGATTTGACGAAAAATTAGCAACTGAATTTATTAAGCTAGTTGCAGGTAACCAAATCCCCCACATGACAATGAATTACTAATACCCACAGCACCAACACCAGAACCTAAATAACAATCGCTATCAATCGATAAGTGAGGGATTTCTTATGCCAAAAATTAACGAATTGAAACGTCAGGAACTCAGCTATCGACTGAATAGCGAGAGCTTCAAGGATGAAGTTAAAAACAAAATTAAGTGGGATTGGGCGGCTTTCATTGTTGCCTTAATCATGTTCATGGCACTGATACCGAGGTGGATATGACAATTAGAATAGAAGTAACTGGGTATAAGCCAGAAATAACATGCAGGAATAACTTTTCGCTAGCCATGGAAGGCTACGAACTAAAGTCGCTCACTGGCGAATCAAGTGTGATTTTTGGTGCTATGGAAAGCCCATTTACTGATGTTGTTGATTATGCAGCTAGCAACGGAATGTTAGACGAGCTAATTCAAAAAGCGATCGAAAAGAAATGCAAGGAGGCGGCATGAGAATTCAAATATATAGCCCTGACCCTAAGTTTGATATTGGAGAAATGGCTATTGATATTTACAACGAAATTGACGGAGAGGAACTTCGACAATTATCTGAATCAACTAAGGACAGGATTCTAAAGAAAATACAGGATGTATTGGAAGAAAGGCTAATCCAATGAAAGAGGGAATTTATTACAACATATCAAATGAGGACTACCACCATGGATTAGGTATTAGTAAATCACAGTTAGATGATATAGCGGTAAGTCCGGCGTTTTATAAATGGAAGAAAAACGCCCCTATCGACACGGAAAAGTTGAAAGCTTTAGACATGGGAACCGCCCTGCACTGCTTATTGCTTGAGCCTGACGAGTTTAGCAATAGATTTATTGAGGCTCCAGAATTTAACCGACGTAGTAACGACGGGAAGAAGGAGGAAAGAGAATTTTTAAAGGAGTGTGAAAAAACAGGGAAAATCGTAATGGATTACGAACAACATAGGAAGTTAAAAATAATGAGAGAAAGTGTCCTAGCACACCACGCAGCAAGATATTTCCTTGAAGCTGATGGTCACTGTGAAGCATCGATTTACTGGACTGACTACGATACTGATGAGTTATGCAGGGTTAGACCGGATAAAATACTGACTCAGCAACCAGTAATTATCGACGTAAAAAAGGTTGCTGACATGAGTCGCTTTGACAGACACATAGAAGAGTTTCGATATCACGTACAAAACGCAATGTATCAGGAAGGTTATTTGCGACACTTTGGAGAATCCCCTGTATTTCTATTTATCGCAGTTAGCGAAACTATTGACTGCGCTCGTTATCCCGTTCACGTCTATGAGCTTGATTCGTCAGACATTGATGTTGGATTTAATCTGTTCAAACAAAACCTACAGACATTTCACGAGTGTCGCATCAATGATGATTGGGGCGGCATAGAGCCAATTTCACGCCCTGATTGGGCTAGAAGGAAAGACTAATATGTCACAAGAAATAACAACAATTGATGCGGCTCACGAGGCTGATACATCCACGGCTATTTTTAGTCCGTCCGGCTTACAAAAGCTACAAGCGTTTGCGGAAGTTATGGCGCTTGGGGTTGCGACAGTGCCTAAACACCTAGCAGGAAAACCAGCGGACTGTTTAGCTGTGGCGATGCAAGCTGCGCAGTGGGGGATGAATCCTTATGCTGTTGCTCAAAAGACACACTTGATTAACGGAGTGCTTGGATATGAAGCTCAGCTAGTTAATGCAGTGGTTACAAGCTCAAGAGCTGTAACAGGTCGCTTTCATTATAAATATGGCGGAGACTGGGAAAGAATTACTGGAACCAAAAATAAATCAGATGAGACTGGGCTATTTGTTCAGGTTGGCGCAGTGCTTAATGGTGAGTCAGAAATTACATGGGGAGAGCCTCTGTATATGTGCGATATCACCACTAGGAATTCCCCGTTATGGAAAACAGCACCTAAGCAACAAATTGCATACTTAGCTGTTAAATATTGGGCTCGTCTATATTGCCCCGAGGTTATTTTGGGTGTTTACACGCCTGACGAATTTGATTCAGAGCCGCGAGTCTCCAGAAATGTAACACCACAAACCACAAAACAATCACTCAATAATCTAATTAACAATAAGACCACTGAAGATAAGCAGGCTGACGCTAGAACACCTGAGCAGATTTTAAGTGACTTTGAAGGCGTGGCAAATGATGCAAGATGTGTCGAGGAGTTAGATAAATTATATAAATATGCAGCTAAGGTGCTAGCTCATAACGATGAAGAGTTAAGTAAAGCAACTGATGTTTATCAAATACGCAAGGAAGAATTAGAAGGAGTTATTGAGCATGGCTAGTCGTGGAGTAAATAAGGTAATTCTCATTGGTCACTTAGGTAATGAGCCTGAAATCCGTTATATGCCTAACGGCGGAGCTGTCGCTAACCTGACTCTGGCAACCTCTGAAAGTTGGCGTGACAAGCAATCAGGTGAAATGCGCGAGAAAACCGAATGGCATAGAGTGATAATTTTCGGAAAGTTAGCCGAAGTTGCAGGCGAATATCTGAAAAAAGGCTCACAAGTCTATATCGAAGGCTCTTTGCAAACCCGTAAATGGCAAGACCAAAGCGGTCAAGACCGATACACAACAGAAGTAGTGGTAAATATCGGTGGTACGATGCAGATGTTAGGCGGCAACGGTGGTAATCAGGCAGGAAGCCAGCAACCAGCGAGACAACCTCAACAGCCACAGCAACAAGCACCTCAGAATGAGCCACCGATGGATTGGGATGACTCAGATATACCATTCTGACCCACCCCTATGTAATTTAACCAAAGGATATAACATTACTAAGTACAAGGATGCAAACAGGAGATAGATATATGGTGATGTACATTAAAATTAATGAGCATGATGTGATAGAAGTTGGTAAATACCGAGACTGCTTAGAAATAGGATTTATTGATGAGCGATGCAACTGTGGCGATGGGACATGCGAAGCCAAAGTTCACAGAGCTGAGTATGTGAATATTCCAACTAAGCAAGTGCCAGAATTAATTAAAGAATTAATCAGACTATATCCAGATTGGGATGATGATTAATTTAACTCGCAGGGATGCAATGAAGAGGAATGAATAATGGCAATAGTTCAGTATTACGTTGACGCAGAATCGGTAAATATGGAAACCGAACTATGCGAAATAACCGATGATGAAAAGTACACGCTTGATAATAACAGCTATGAGAAAGACTCCAGCGGAGTTGACCTAGAGTGCTGCGTAAGTGATTGCGCGGAAGATTACCATAATAATCATGACGGCTGGGAGGATCCGTGGCCAGTGTGCTTTATCGTTTGGATTGACGATGTATGCAAAGGTAAGTTTAGCGTTGAGTGTGAGTTTAACCCTGTATTTTCAGCTAAAAAGGTGGAGTGATGGATAAATCAAGGCAGCAATTTGAAGATACCATAAAGTCACTTAGCGACCCGTCAGAATTTGAATCAAAACTTAAACGTGCAAATAACGGATTAAATTACGCTGACCGTGACGTTGATTTAATGTGGATTAGCTGGCAAGCATCACGCGCGAGTTTGGAGTTTGAATTGCCAGAGGGGTTTGGTGTGCATGAAGTTTGGTGCTACACGGCAGTTTCAGTTGAGAACGAATTAATCAGCAACGGAGTGAAAATAAAAAATGAATAATGAGATATTAGAGTTAGCGGAAGGTCTAGAAGTAATTGAAGATGTATTAATCAAAGATGGTCAAACACATAAACAGATTGAGTTAAAAACACTAGTTAAATTATGTGAGTATATTAAAAAAATAAATAAATTGCAGCCTGTAGCTTGGATGTACCCTGTATTTCATGATGATAAAATGCAATTCACAACTGATGCGGTTACATCTGAAAATATAGATATTCATTTTCAATCTCATGGTTCGCCATTTAAAGTAACCCCACTCTACCGTTTAGATTAAATAACCATGCAAATAATCGGATATGTATTACTCATGCTAATACAGGGTTCTGCTGTGCCTGTATCTGAGCAAATATACACACAGCAAGAATGCGAGAGCCGCGCGTGGCAAATAATGCAAGTGCGGGATGTTGAAATTAAGTGCAGAGAAGTATTCAGATGAGACAAATTAAAATAAGTTCTGGTGCGTGGCAAAAAGATTTAGAAATGGTTATCACTGTTATCGATGAAGATAAATTTAAAACTCAGTGTGAACAAATCAATAAATTCTATTGTGATGCAGAATATAGAGCAAAAAAATACGGAAGCCATGAAAAGGCTGGCTTTGCAATGTTCTGCGCGGAATGTTTCCAACAGGTGGCATTTAATAACTTCAAGGATGAGGAATGGGTTACCGAACAATTCGATTGGTCTAAAGATAAAGGAATTGATGGTTATCCATCATTAGATGATATGGGTATTCGTATCGATGAAATTGAGTCATGGTTTATTGATTATGACGAAATAGAAATGACAGGATGGTGACCGATGAATAAACACACTGAACTATCTGACTTCGAGATTAATAAAAAGGTTGCACTACATGTTGGCGGGTTTGCGCTATCTCTAAATGTTGTTGATGATGGATATAAAACAGAAGGAAATAGAGGTAATTTCGACCCCTGCAACAACCCAGCCGATGCAATGCCTATTATTAAAGATAATTTCATATCTATAACTTATGACGGAATAGCGTGGGATGTTAGCTGTGTAAAATACCCAGAACTAAGCGTTTGGGATGGATTAGAAAATTACAATGATAATTTTTATCGCGCTGCTATGGAGTTATTTCTATTAATGAAGGATGCGGAGAATGAAGGCTGACTACGGAGGTAGCCACACACCAAAGGAATTGCGTGATAGATGGCAAACTCCCCTACCTTTATTTACAGCATTGGACGCTGAATTTGGTTTCTATTTAGATTCCGCCGCAGATAAAAACAACCATCTTTGTGCTCATTACCTTACCGAAAAAGATGACTCACTAAATTGCGATTGGGAGAGCTACGGCGCTATTTGGATTAACCCACCCTATTCCGATATTCACCCTTGGATTAATAAAGCCGCTGAACAATGTAGAAAGCAATTGCAGGCAGTAGTGATGTTAATTCCGTCTGACACTTCAGTGGGCTGGTTTAATTCGGCACTAGAAACAGTTGATGAAGTGAGATTAATTACAGGAGGTCGAATATCTTTTATTAATGCCGGAACAAATAAGCCAGTTAACGGAAATAATAAAGGCTCAATGCTTTTAATATGGCGACCATACATTAAACCACGAAAAATAATTAGCACTGTCGATAGAGATGAACTGATGAATATCGGCAACCAAATATTAAATGAATGGAAAATAGCATAGGTGAATCATGGATATTATCGACTCAGCAAACGAACTAGAACAATTACACATTCAAGCAGCATTATCAAATCGCCAGCCAGTAATTAAATCAATAAACGGAATGTGCATCTGGTGCGAAGAAATGCCAGCGGCACCAAATAGCGCATATTGCAGTAAAGATTGCGGAGATGATGATGAGCAATATAAGCGGAAAAATGGATGATGTTACGCTTGAAAACGGACGCCGAAAGATAGCAAGGGAATGCCGTGACAAATTAAAGCAACTAAAAAAACTCAGCGATAAACAAAGCACAGCAATACTCAAAGATTACCTACCGAAGTTTCAATTAACACTCAGCGAAAAGCACAAGAAATTCCCACCGATCATGTGGTTGACTTATTACGTCAACTCTATCGATAAGGAGATTAATAGTGGATGACTCATATTACACAGTAGAAGAATACTCGAAGCTATTGAACCTATCAAAAAGCACTATATACAGGAAGCCATCAAAATATTACATGTTTAGAGTTGGTGGCTCTTGGCGTGCAAACAAGGAAAGCCTGAAAAAGTTTGAACAGGCGCAGTTTAACGACAATAATGTCTACCGGCTGGCTGTAGTCGGTGATGGGAGAAAAACATGCCGATCTACAAAAGAGGTAAAAAGTACTGGGTTGATATCGCAACTCCAAGCGGAGAAAGAGTTCGCAAATCGACTGGCACAGAGGAGAAAGTCAAAGCTCAAGAATATCATGACAAGCTAAAGCATGAGCTATGGCAAGTCGAAAAGCTGAATAAAGTACCGGATAGGTCATTTGAAGAAATGATGAATCTGGTGCTTCAAGATTCTGAGGGGCAAGCAACGTATGAAACAAAGCTAGCTTATGCAGAATATTTTCAGTTGATATTCAAAGGCAGGAAAATATCAACGATCACCAGTGATGAAATATCTAATTCCTTGCCTGTTTATAGCCAAATGACAAAAGGTAAGGTGTCAAATGCAACAAGGAATAGATATAGGTCTTTCATCATCAGAGCATTCTCATTAGCACACAAAATGGGGTGGCTAATGACTTCATTATACATACCTAAAATGAAGGAGCCAAAGGCTAGAGTTAGGTGGTTGCTTCCAGATGAAGCTGGAGAGCTGCTATCAAAAATCAGCATTCAGTGGATGAATGACCTTGTAACTATAGCGCTAATGACTGGAATGCGAAAAAGCGAAATCCTAACGCTAACATGGAAGAATGTTGATCTCGTCAATAGAACTGCATACATCACAGCTGATAATGCAAAGTCAGGAGTTGCTAGGAGCATTCCCTTGAATGACGATGCTGTGTCAGTTCTATCAAGAATGTATGATGAAAGGATCAGCAATTGGGTTTTCTCAACCAAAAATGGAACGAGAAGAACCAATTATTATCGAGAGCATTACGACAAAGCCAAAAAGGATGCTGGCATTGTCAATTTTACCTTCCATGACCTGAGACACACATGGGCAAGTTGGCACGCACAAAGTGGAACCCCATTAATGGTACTCAAGGAAATGGGTGGATGGGAAACTCTTGAGATGGTTCAAAAATACGCACACTTTAGCGGTCAACATTTAACCAAGTATAGTAGCAACGTCACAATTTCGACACAGTCAAATAGTGAAGCCAGAAAAAAGCCACATCTAACACTTTTAACTGGCTGA